TATAGAGTATGGAAGAAGGTTCCAGTAGCTCAAGGGTTCACTTTGTAGTCTTAAGTAAATTAATATAACGGTTTACAAGTTTGTCGCGGAGGATTCGAATAGAGTCCTCCGCATTTTTTAATACCATCAAAGTTTCTTCATTTATAGATTTTTGATTTATAATTACAGAAATGTAGTTTAATATTTCTTGTAAACTTTCTTTATCTGTAGAGTGTAAATCACCTAACTGATTTTCTATAAACTGTTGTAATTTATTTGTTTTTTCCATTTGATATTTTTGGCATTATGGTCACTAAATGCCCTTCTTTCTTGTAAGCTTTTATTCTTGATCTTGAGTGTTTTTCTAATAACCAACCATCTTCATCTAAGAAATCATAAACATATACTACAGGATCTTTATCTACTCTCAACGCTCTTCCTAAAGCTTGAATTGTTGGAGTTTCAGACTTTAAACCTCTAGCATTGATCAAATGAGTTATTTCTTTAATGTCAATACCTGTTTGTAGAATTGTAGTACCTATAAGAACTCGGTATTTGCCTTGCACAAACTCTTGGATGGCTCCCTTTCTCTCTGAGATGGAGTTCTTGCCCTCCAACTTGATTGACAGGGGTAGAAGCTCATTTAGCTTCTCGGCGTGTTCTAGGCTGTTTGTAATGATTGCTATTTTAGTATTAGGTTTCTTTAACGCAGCATCAACAACCATTTTGATTAGATTATTTCTGTAATCACTTTCTACAATATAATCCTTGTACCAATCCAGATAAGTAGCGTCATTAGGAGCAGCACTACAGCTTACTGGAATTATTTGAATTATTGGTTTGGCTAAGTATCCTTCTTCTATTAATTCTTGAGTTCCTATCGAAGATACTATAGGACCAAAAGCCCCCTCTAAGGTGAATAGCTTTACTCTATCAGATGGTACTGTTGCAGTTAATCCAAATCTATACTGTGCAGTAGGAAAAGCATTTATTACCTGACTTGTAAATTTTCCTGTACTAAATTCATGAACTTCATCTACAATTAGTATATCAGGATGTTCAGCAGGTGTTCCAAGCACTTTTTCTAAACTATGAACTGATGCTAGAGTTATATTACTTCCTTCATCTACTCCACCAAACGCTAAACCAACCTTGTATGGGACTTTTATGGTTTTAGTGAGGAAGTCGTATGTTTGTGTAATTAATTGAGTTCTATTAAAAAGAACTAAAACATTCTTATCTTTAAATCTGTCGATAAGATAAGCAATTACACTTGTTTTTCCAAATCCAGTAGGAGCTTTGAGTATAGCTCTTTTTGATTCTAGAGCCTTCTTGATTAGGTCTTCTTGATGTTCTCTAAAAACCCAGTTCTGTAACTGTATTTTTTCTTCTGGTAAAGTGTAAGAATTAGTGATGTATTCTATTTCTGGTTTGATGTTTATTCTTTTTAGATCTTCTAATAATCTAGAAAGAAGTCCTGTTGGAAAAACACCTATATTAGTTATGAAGTGCTTTTTACCATCCCAAACTCTTCTTTTGTACTGAGGAGAATATGCAGCACCTTCTACAGGAAAAGCGTAAAGATCACAAAGCGACTTAAGTAACTTAGGATTATCGGTAAATATTTGGGATTTTAATACATCACATTTAATCAACATAATTTAACCATTTATAACCATGAATCAGTATTATAGTTATGTATGGTTTATGTATGCTTAGTTAGTTACTCTAGTACATTAACCAGTTTAAAATCAATCCTATATATTATAGGAAAATTAAATGAAATCTGGAAAAAACTTAAAAAAAGTTAAAACGGAGTTAAAATATGGAAAAGTTGGTTGATAAACTTCTAGGAAATATCCCTAAGGACATGGCATTTCCTGTTAATTTACCTTCTAAGGGCAAGTTCTACAAGAGCTTTAATCCTGCTGTAGGAGTTAAAGTTAGAGCTATGACTTTCAAGGATGAGAGTAATTTAGTTCAAAGATCTAATGATTCTAACTTTACACCTATTGATTATATTTTAGAAAATTGTGTACAAGGTGTAGAATCAGATGAACTTCTTTCAATGGATATATTAGCAATTCTCTTTAAAATTAGAGAAGTTTCTTACGGTGACGATTATAAGGTAACTACAGAATGTCCTCATTGTGACACAGATAATGTCCTAGATTTTAAAATGAGTATTCTACCGATTAAAGCTGTAGAAGATAATATTAAGGATCCTAGAGAGGTTCATTTACCTGTTACTAATGTTAAAGCTAAGGTTAGATTCCCTAGAAGAGCAGACGATAAGGGATTTATAACAAACGCTAACAATGTATGGAGATTTGTAGAATCCGTAGGTGATTGTGAGGATAAGGCTCAGATTGCAGAGTTGTTAAATGACCCTAGATTCCCATTAAAGGACATGAAGACCCTTTTAGCTAACATATCCTTAACAGATTATGGTGTAGGAACAGAAGCAGAGTATAGCTGCTGTAACGAGGCTTGCCAAAAGATTAGCACTGTAACAATGACCATAGGTGCCGATTTTTTTTCAGTCAATTAATTAAAAATTTGACATTAAAAGAATTATATGAAGAAGCCTACATACTGATAAATAAGATAGGGATATCTAGTATATCCGAAGTAAAAAATCTCACCAGAATTGAGATTAATTTACTTTTGGATATATATCAGGAAGAATGGAAACGAAGACTGGAGCAAACAAAGAAATAAGATGCAGATCAATGGTACTTCTATAGTAGATTTTAACAATAGACCTTCGGTATTACAAAAGGTCGGTATTAGAGCCTATTTCTTAAATGGCGGGGTCTACACTGATCCTTATGCTATTTCGGCTGTAACAGTATTCGATTTATCCACTAATAGCTATCCCGATACTGTATTAAATTCAGATAACTTACTTACGTCTGGATTAACCCCTAGAATGAATTTCGCTAATTCTTCTGTGGTTACAGCTAATGCTGCATTTAACGCTTCTAACTATACTCCGGGCAGCACAGCCAGCGGTATATTTAAAATAGGTACAGGTCAGTATGCTGTAGTTCTAGATGGTGGAGTTTCTCTTTCAGGAGTGTATGAAGGATCTGCTATTGCCAATACAGCTAGTGCAATAGGAGATTACATTGCAGTTTGGACAACCAAGTTATTCCAGTCTGGATCTTGGCAAACTATAATTCAGAAGTTCAAACTTTACAATGATACCTTCTACACGCTATCCGAACCTTTATTACTAACAGTCAAAAATCAATTACATCCAAAATATGTAAGATTTGGATCCAAGATTGATCTTAAGGTTACTACTGATATGACTGTGGCTAACAAAGATATATCTCAAGAAATAAAGAATATCTTTAAGGATAGCATAATACAGAATCCACAATTCAAGATCATAAAGATCAATGATAACATGACAAACTTGCCCGCGCAGGTAACAGTATCTTCCTACGCCCAGACAAGCTCTGTTATTGATGTAACAAGTGAGAATACCCTAGTATTAAACTTTGATACAACTGCGCTAGCAACTCACCCAGAAGCCTTGGCTGGCAACATGGGGACTATCGTAGGAACATATGCACTACAAGCCAAGTTTGACGTATTAAATCAAACCTTTGTTAGTGACTTGTTACATTTCCAACTGACTTAACTTTTCGAGAATTATGTTCTCGAAACGATACTCTTTTGTGGTTTCTCTAACCCAACTTTTTAAATCTACATTTGCGACATGAGCCTCATTCCAATCCTTGAATCCACTTGGTGGATGACAGAAGTGAATGGGACTCATGTTCTTTCTTTTTCTTAACTTATCTACTTCCTCTATACCTCTTAAACCAGCAGAGTCATTATCATAACCAATAATGATTTTGCCACCCCAGTTCTTAAGTATCTCTATTTGGTTGTTCGACATCGAGCACCCTGTAGTACAAGTAGCGTTAACCCCTTGGAGTTGCAATGAACGAGCGTCGATTGGCCCCTCGCAGACTACGATTTCCCTACTTGATAGTAGAAAGGGATAAAGAATATCTGCGGAACGAACTCCGTAGGAAGCATCAAGATTTAGATACTTTGGTTTTAACCCTTCGATTAGAGATCTACCCTGAAAATACAAAATGTGTTGTTTGTAAATATACGGTAAGATCAGACGATTTGAAAATCGACCCTCTTTACATATATAAAAGCTATTATTTTCTAGATTCTGTAGATCGAATAGCTTCCGAGAATAAAGATAACACCATGCTTTTTGAGTTAAAGTACAATCTGAATCATGAGATTCTAGATTCAGAGGATCAAAGGTGTTAATCTCATCTTCAAGTGATGATACGGATACTACAGTCTTTGTTGATTGTTTTGGCTTAGGTTCTGCAAGGAAGGTTTTGTAATTCAGATGTATCTGTGCTTGGAATACAGACATATTCTCAAGCTTTGCATATAAAGATACAAACTCACCCTTGGCTTCGCAGATAAAACAATGATACTGACCAGAATTTAAATGTACCCCAAGCTTTTTCTTATAGTCGTTGCAAAATATGCAATTGGTCATCATATTCTGCCCAGATATCTTGAAGTCACTAAACTTAGATGTGAGATAAGGTTCTAAGAAGTCTACTAAGTTTAAGTCGTTCATACTATAATTATATGTAGCAAGGAATAAAAATAGGCATGGTATACATCGTACAGGCAAGCAACAGTAAGCTAGACAACTATCGTGAATGCCCTTATAAGTATTACGTTAGATACCATGAGAAGATGCCAGAGCAGCGTAGTGATACGGCTATGGCCTTTGGTAGTTATATGCACAAGGTCTTTGAGTTAGGACTAAACTGCTCTTCTCTACAAGATCTGAGTAAGATAGCAGAAGAGGTAAAAGTAAACTATAAGTATGATGAAGATTATAATAAGCTCATACCAAAATGCCTAAAAAACTTCTTTGACTTTAATTCTAAGATATCTAAAGCTCAGACTGTTGGCACAGAACTAAATGAAGAGTTAAAGATTGATGATTTTGCTTATATAGGAATTATAGACCGAGTTTTAAAGGCAGAAGATGGGTCTATAATGATTGTAGACTACAAGACTAGCAAAAGAGAAAAGACCAAGCTAGATTTATTTACTGATAAGCAGCTAATAGGCTATGCTGTAACTATCAGTAAGAATTGGAATGTACCTATAAACAAGATAACCTGTGGTCACTTTTACCCAATAACAGGTAACTTTGTCTATGTTACATTCCAATATCCTCAGGTATCCAAGTTTATTCAGGATATCAAGAATGAGGTATGGACAATCAGAAAAAAAAGTAAAACCGATTTCCAGCCTATTAGAAATCGGTTTTGCGATTGGTGTGGATTTAAGTATCTCTGCCCGTTATTCACGGACCAGAATACTATTACCAAGTTAATTCGAGAACATAAAGAATCAACTAAAGATACTGTTAATAATCAAAAGTCCAAAGGCGACGATAAAGCAGAAATACAAAAAACAACCTAAAGTAGGTTGTGTAGAGTTTAGATATCGCATCTTAAGGTCTAAATCCATCCAGTCATTGTCAAAAAGACTCATTTAAATTTCCTTGTATTATTGGACTATATAAACTGATATTAATGGACTTGTAAAAGTTAATTATTTGCTCTATAGAATACTTATTATTCTTTCTTAAGAAATAAGTAAGAGTTTTAATCTTAATTGGTTTATTATCTTTTAGGGTAGATAATAGTTTAAGTTGGAATTGACGAATGAACTTTTCGCTATACTTGTATCTCCAGCTTTGGATAAATTTATCACTTAAAGTATAGTCGATTAAATCTATTAAATCTATTAGTTCAGCTTCAGTCGAATCCATCTAAATATAATAGAGGATTTATGGCAAAATTAAGTGGAGAAATACAGGGATTATTGTCTGAGTTAAACCAATCTAAGGTAAAAATAACTCAGGTTGCACCTTCGTATGTATTCTTGCGTCCGGGAAACGTCATATCTTTTAGATACTTCCTAGATGGGTTATCAGATTATAAAATGTGCCTAGTGGTTAAGAATGACTTAGGTAAGATAGGATACACATCTGAGAGGGGAAACAGACTTTTATCCTGCTTTAGGTTAGCAGACGCTCCACCTTTTGTTATTAGCTTTATTTTAAAGAAACTATACAATAAGCCTAAATTAGCTCAAAGACAACTAGTACAAGAAGGTATAGTTGCGTTATTGGGAACTTTAAATTATAGAACTTATAGGCTAGATAAGATTAGATATCTTTATAAGATCTATTTAGAAGTTAAAAAACTACCTGAAGATGATGAAGATGAGTTAATAGATTATTCGGAAGAGTATATGAGACAAAATGAGGAGGAAAACGACTAATGGCCGCAACACCTGAAGACAGAATAAAAATAGAAGAACTTAGAATTGAGCAAGTAAAACAAAAGCAAATAGAAAGAGAAATTGCTCAAAGAAACTTAAATCTAAAGATTCAGCTTAAGGAGATGCGGTCTAAGGAACAATTAATTAGACAGCAGAATCAGTTAGGATCCTTATTCTCAAAGCAAAGCATTAACTATAGATTAGCTACAATGAGTCCTGCTACAAGTATGTTCTTGAAGCAGATGGCTAATTCCGTAGAGAAAACACTAGAGGATAGAACTAGAGCATTAGCATTTGGAAGAACCCAACTAGATTTATTAAAGGGAGGAAAGAGAGAGAAGTTTGAAGGTGGGATGGGAGGGTTCTTGGCTCAGGCAGAAGCTAATTTACAAGGTCTTGAAGCAGGTATAACAGAACTTCCAGATTCATTAAGAGACTTAGGCGTTGCAATGATGTTAACTGGGCAGGACTCAAAGAAGCTCATGGCTTCAATGAGAAAATCTGCTGTTGTGGGTGGTCTTACAAATGAAGAATTAGCATCATTAGGAACTGCTGTTGCAGAAAGTGCAGATACTTACGGAACAAAAGCTGAAACAATAGTAAATGCTTTAGATGGTGTATCCCAAGAGTTATTAAAGTTTAATTTACTTGATACAGCAGGATCTTTCCAAGAAGCGATTGCACAGGTTGCAGGTAAACTAGGCGAAGGGTCTGAAGAATTACTCTCTCGATTTGTTTCTCAGGTAGCTGGTAGAGATAATTTAGACAATCAGATTAGACTTGGCATTCAAACATTAGTTAGTGATATGATGAAGTCTACTGATGCAAATGAGCAAGCTAAACTATTAGAAGAAATAATTAGAAAATCGGGAGATCAAACTAAATCCTTAACTAATCGTCTTACAACTGGAGCTAACCTAACACAAAATGCTCTAGGTATAAGTGAAGATATGTTTGGTGAGATTGGTCTTGTTGGAAACGCTCTTAATGACATGAACAAGCGTCAAGCAAGGGATGAATCTGACAGAAGAAAGGCAAATGATCAATTCCAAGCTCAAATGAATGAATCGATGAGTCGAATTCAGGGAGCTATGTATTCTGGGGGTGGAAGTGTAGCTGAGATACTAAGCCATAACACAAATATACTTATAGGAATAGGTGCTGCAATCACAGCATTAAATGCCATAATGGCTGCTGGTCAAGCTAAAGACTTAATAAAAGGTGGGTTTGAAAAATACAAAAATATACTTACAGATTTAACTACATTAAGAAAAGTAGAAAGTGCTGCTAAGACAGCAGAAGTAGGAAAGTCGGCTGCTGAAGCTGCTGAGTCAATTAAAGATGTAGCAGATTCAGCGGGTAAGACTGGTGGATTTAGGGGTAGTGGATTAATAAAGGGTGGAGGAGTTCTGTTATTAGGAACAGTACTTGCTTCCAAACTTTACGATATGTGGGATGAATCTAATAAAAAGGAAGAGCAGAGATTAAAAGATATAGAAAGCAGTATGAGTCAGAATAAGGATGCTGCTAATGCAAATAGAGCTAGACAGATTGAAAAGAATTTAAATTACGATGGAAGAAGAAACCAACTACAGCAAGTAAGAGAGCAGATGAGATTTAAGAACGAAAACTCTCCATTAGAAAGCGTTGGTAATGCTAAAGATCTTGGAGTCTCTACTAAGAATGTTGCACCTGTAGGAAACTTATCTGATATTAAAGTCAAAAATTCAGGTAATGCAGAACTAGTTACTTACACTAGTACTTCAAACAGAACAGATGCAGAAAATGAAGACCTTTATCTAAGAGCTAAATCTAAAGGTATTGTTGACTTTTCCAAAAGTAGAAGAGGTACATCTGTAAGCGAAGAAGAAGAAATGTTTAAAGGTCGCGCATGGGCGGAACAGCAAGAAATGAATGAGCATTTAAAACAAATAGCAGAGTCTTCTACTAAGACTTCCAAGAATACTGCTCCTCAACCACAAAAACCAAGTGTCGCAACTGGTATTAGAAGATCTGAGTAAAAGGGATAATATATGACAGTAAAAGGACGAAGAATAAATCAAAAACTTGAAGAGAGAAGTAAAATTACTTTTGAGTTTCCCGGTGGAGAAATAAGAGTATTACCTTTCTTCGAAAACATAGAAATATCTGAAAATAAGAGAGCTAATTATGTAAGGTATCAGCCTCTTGGAAGATCTAGTACTATGTTTTCCTATGTTGGATCAGAATCTAGACAAATTAAAATAGCATTTAAGATTACTCTACCATTAATTCAAGAAATAGTTTCTAGAGATTTAGTTCTTATAACTTTCCCTAGAGACTCAGCTAATAATGGTAAACTAACTCCAAAAGATTTTAAAGTAGGATCTTCTTCTGAGCCTTCAAGATATAGAATAGAAAAAAACGATGCTGCTAAATTTGAACAAGAGTATTTATCTACTATAGATAACGTAACTAGTTTTGAGTTAATTGAAAATCTTGAAGCAGGAAAGCTAAATGCACAAAACAAAAAGATAATAGACGTTATAGCTTACTGGGTTAACTTAATTAGATCCTGTGTAGTAAATAACTCAGTAAAGGTATATCAGGGACCACCAGTAGTCAGAGTTACTCATGGAATTTTATTCCAAGAAGTTCCTTGTTTATGTATGTCTTACAGTATGCAACCCGAAGAATCAGCGGGGTATGACCCAGCAACCCTCTTGCCTCGCGTTATAAACGTAGATCTAGATCTGGTTGAGCTAAGACATGGAAACTTCACCAACTACAAGGCAGGAGTTCCTATTGAGAGAGATAATATTGTTGGTTGGGAAGCAGTTATTACACCTGATACTAATCATTCGCTTACTATGGATCCACTACCTATAAAGGCATAACCAATGATTTCTAAAGATAGATTAACATTAGGAAATGTACAAGTATTGCATAAGAATAAGACAATGTTTACAACAACAGGATCTTTAACTTATGATAAATTTATAGAAAAAATTGAAGATAAGTTTGAGTATGATATTGGGTATATTCCTGCTGGAGCGCAACATAGACCAGATATAATCTCACAAGTATTTTATGGCTCTGTGGCTTACTGGTGGTTAATTATGGTTGTTAACAACATATCAGATCCATTTGAGGGATTGAATGTAGGAGATCAGATAAAGATACCAAAGATTTAGTATGGATACGACAAAATCAGTTCCCACAGCTAACATAATTTGTTTATTAAAAACACCTGAACTTGCTAAGGTAGCATCTAGAAAAAGAACTAGTGAAGTAATTGATCTTGCTAGAGAAAAGGATTGGGTAGTATTTGATAATAAAGCTGACACCTTCTTATCTTTTACTCATGAATGTTTAGGCTATCAAGGGGGAACTCCCGGTAAGGAAGTTAGTATAACTATTGAGATTGTAGACCCTTTATCTACATTTGAGACAAACTTAATGTCTTTATCATTAAAGACATTATTAGGTTCAAACAAAAAAATTGCTCAGGAGTATTTTAGATTAACAGAATCATTGGATAAAACTGATTACAACTTATCGGATGAATTTAGAAAAGTATCTGGAAGTCTTAAATTAGCAGATAAAGAATTAAAAAAGCTACAAGATAAAGTAGGAACTACAGCTTTTGAGAAGAATCAGAAATTAAGGCAACAATATGCCTTGGATTCATTGGGATCAGGAAGATTAGCAAGAGGCACAGATTTATTAAGATTCTGGAGCGGAGCATTAGAAGCTGAAGCTGAATCTGTAGAAAAAAGAAACAAAGAAATAGAAAATAGATCAACCATAAGAGACACACTAAGAGAAAGATATATTCAAGAAATTGCAAAGTCCGCTGAAGGATATAGAGATAAGATTAGAAGACAAATTGAAGATCTTAAAAAAGATGTAACTCCTGAAGTTTATTTCTATTACGGAGTAGGGGATAATCCTGATTCTTGGGCTGGACCCGTTTATGGAACTTTAATTGGAGTTCAGTATCTTTACAGTGGCGAAGGTGGTGTTAGAACACTTCGAGTAAAATACAGTGCATTAGATACAGGATCCATGACTGCTGCCCAAGAAAAAATAATGATTAAGGGCATGGGAAGATCAATTACAGCAGCACAATCATTAAATGGAACCTTACACGATTCTGTAACAGGAGTAATAACAGATTATCTTGCTAAAGGATTGCAGGTTCCTAAGTCAAACGTATTAGTGTTATTACCAGACTTAGATACGGCAAAAAAAGAACAGATTGACTTAAACACATCAACTATATTAAATACTAAACCCCATGTTATAGTTCCATTTCAAGAACGAGTCATGACCTTAGGACAAATGGGACTAAAGGTTAGTTATATTGATTCCATTGACCAACTTAATCAAGCGGATGTTCAAGGATACTTAGATACAGCTTTTATAAATAATGTAAAAGAATTTAAATTTGGACCCAAAGAACAGACTGGAAGTTTTGAAGCTTGGGCAGGAATAGGATTCGTTAATGCTCAACAAGCTACAGGAGATATCATTCAAGCTCTTGCATCAAAAATTCCTTTTGTAGGACCAGAAGCTTCTGGAACTCTTTTCAAAGATGCGACTAAAGGAGCTTTAAATATTGCAAAGAAGTTTGGAGCTATTCCAAATGACGTAGATACTGATTCAATAGCTGAAACTACGTTCAAGTCAACAGGTGCAGACTTTACTAATGAATTAACTAACTCTGTACAGTCCCATTTATTATCTACAATAACAATAGATGACTCAATGTATATTAATTTTTTAAATCCAGAAATGGGAAGAATAGTTAAGAATTCCTATGCAACATTTGTGTTAAATGAGACTGAAACCTTTAGCGATGGATTAACAAAAATAGAAGCTGGATTAAAAGAAAATTCTGATGAAGCAATGATTAATTTTGATTTATTTTATGAATCAGATTTAAGAGTTTTAAGCTTAATTGAGACTACTATAAGAAATACAAGAGATCCTAACTTTGCTTTTGACCCCACTTGTTCAGTAGTGATTTACGGTGAATCCAGATTTTTAAATAACTGGCTTTACGCAATTCAATATACTGGTAATGATTCTTACGATGAATCAGTCATAGATAAAGAATTAGGTAAGATGTTTAATAAAAGCACTCTATGGCTGACTACTCCAGATTATCGAAAGAAAATGAGAGACATTATTTTAGATGTTAAATCTGAAGATGAACTATTTGACAATCTAATTTATAGTTTACCTGATGAGTATGCATACTTTGACTCTAATGGACAGCAAGTAAAGAATCCTAAAGCTAATTTAAGAATACCAGTATTAAAACAGGGAGTGCAAAACTCAAATGTTCTGTCATTAGATATGAACTTAGACTCTACCTACTATGCTTTCTTACAATCTAAGATTACTCCAACATTATTAGATCAAGATTCTCCGTATTCATTAAATTCTGGAGATGTAGTACAAGGTATTCAGAGGCAGATGACGGGAGAGCAGTATAATGTAGAGAATATAGAAAAAAGGTTAAGAAAATATATTGGAGAGGCTAATAGATATAGCCCACATCAAATAGCTAAAGACGCTACAGATCTTCAGGGAGAGTTTGGTCAGATACCTGAAGGTTTTGAAGCTGAAGTATCCGAGAGTTTACTATTTCAAATGTTGGTTAACTCAGTAGGAGATAAACCCATAGGTCCATCTTTTAAAATTAATGAATTAATTAAATCTAGCGTGTTAAAAAGACAATTAGATTTGTATGATAATTTAAATAAGGCACCCTTTATCGCTAGTGTAAAAACTGTGCCTTTCTTTAAACTAAACAAGATGGCTCACGTTATGAATTATCCTGTATACATGATCATTAATGAAAGCAACATTTATGATCAGACATATAAAGCAAATGCAAGTAAAGTGCATTCTAAGCTGTTTAGTGGAATGTGGACAATTGTAGGATTTAGACACGTTATATCAGAAAACGATATATCATCCACATTCTCACTATCTAGAACAGGAGATTCAAGACCTGCTGCTTATACGATTGGCAAAAAGCCTGAGGAAGATGTTAAGGAACTAGGAGCGCAATAATGGATATAAAGATAGCAGTAGTACAAAGTAACTCAGACGTTACTAAATCAGGTTACTTATGGTGTAGAGATGATAACTCAGACACCACAGGATACCATGTTTATTATACATCACCCTATCTTAGCAAACTTGGTTCATTTGTAGCCATACCTCCAGTAAACTCAAGAATTTTAATTTGTCTACCAGACAATGATAATGAATGGCATTATTTGACTACCACAACTGCGCCACCTAAGTCTGCTGCTGTTGCTAGTGGTCCGATAGCCTCTACAAGAGAGCTTATAGATCCAAGCATCTATAGAGCCAGAGGAACCCCTATGCAAAGCTATATTGGGGATTTAAAAGGTAACAAGATAGTATTATCTTCAGAGTATAACGAAAAGTTTTTTAATACTAAGTTAGAAATGAAATCAGGAGTTGGAAAGGGAGTTAGACTGGTAGATAGCCCAAAGGTAGATAGTTTAATTGTTGAGAATGAGCACGCTGATAGAGTCATTATATCTTCTAAACCTCCTCCGGGGTCTTCGATAGGTCCAAGATCTATACAAATGGAATGTAGAGGATCTATAGACATTATTTCTAGATCTGGGGACCATTTAAATTTAACTTTACAGGATGGTAAAGAGATAAATATAGAAAATAACTCTACTGGAACTAAAAGAGCAAATTCATCAGATACTACTCCGGGAAATATAAATATTAAATCTAAGTATGCAGATATAAATTTAACTGTTGGAGAACAAAATGATCAGGCAACAATTTTCATTGAAGCTAAGGGATCTAATAGTCATATTGTGTTAAAATCTGCTGGAACCATAGATATAGATGGTGATAAGGGAGTAAATATTACTTCTGGAGGGGAAGTAAGAATTCAAGGTTCTAAAATTTATCTAAATTAATTATGGCTGCATTTGATCCTGAAGTAATAAGAAAATATAGTGTCGCTTTAGGTAGATCTGGGGGATCGAATCCTTTAGATACCTTTGGTATGGCTTTTGGAGTTCCTGATTGTGTTCTTAATCTTACTAAAGACATACTAAAACTTTTGCCCTCCGAATTTTTAGGACCATTATCTGAATCTGTTTCCGAAGCAAAGGACATGGCAGAAGACTCCATAGCTGGAGTTCAAAAGAAAATTTTAATGGAAACAGGTCTGTTAGAAACAGATACTAATAACGGTAGCTTTACATTAGTATCTGACTCATCCAATAATAAATTAGATTCCAATAGCTCAAAGTCTACTGGGTTGATGGGTAAAATATTAAATTGGTCTACAGATATAGGAGCAGGAGTAACAGACTTATTAACTCAATATGATAGAGCTTACTCAGCTAGTGCGTGCCTTAAAAACTTTGCAGCAATTTACAATAGTAAAAAAGGATCATCTTCATTATCTGGAGGTAAAACACCAGAAGAAGTATTTGATGCTTATGCATTAGAATTACAAAAAATGCAGGATGCCCAGAACTTCGTGGATCAAGCTAATAAATTATTAGCTGACATTGGAAGTGTGATGGCAGATAGATTTAGAAATCCTGCGCTAGAGCCTAATTTCATTCAAGATGTTTTGGATGGAACTTCCGGGGTTACAACAACTCCAACAGAGCTAGAACCAGTATTCAGATTAGTTTTTGGTCCTCCAAGATCCAAGTCAGGTCAGTTCTTGTTTTCCGTGGATGGATTGTACTATGATTCTCAAACTGGAGGTATTCCAGAAGTATCGGGATCTGTATCTATACCAGAAAAATACAAATTCCGTTATGATGCTAACCTAGGGGGTAAGGGAGAGATGATCTCCTTAGAGGATCTTAATAGATATGTGGACACTATCTTTGATGCAGATGTAGTAGATGATAGTTTAGATTTAAAGAGACACTACGATGCTGATCACTTCTTGCAGGTACTGATAGGTCAAAAGTTTAGACATTTAGATACAATTTCTAAAAAAGTAAATGACTTAATAGCTCAAGGATATTCAGAAGATTCTGCTATGGTAATAAATACCAAGCAGCAATTACAATCCGTAGCTGCCCAACATAATAAGAAAATAAATAAGCGTAAAAAGCAAATTGAAGTAGCTGTAAAAGCTCCATTAATTACTGGATCTTCTAGAAATTTTGATTTTGGTGAAATACCAATTAATGACTTCTCTTACTTATCTAATTTAAACTTGTCTGTTGCTTATGAAAATCAGAGAAAGCTTATATTCAGACAAGCAGAAGTATCAGGAGTTGTACTTCCCTTACAACCTAAGTTTGTAAAACCAGCAGAAGGACAGTCGGTAGTTTCACTAGACCACTTAGTTGTTCCTCCCGTAGGTGCAGGATCAATTACTTATGGTGGAAGTGGAACTAATGGGACTATATTAAGTTTAACAGACTCTGTTGTTACAGAAGGATTGATTGCTATCTACAACTTCTTAGATTCAGAAGTCACAACTCCCGGATCTAATGAATATAATGTACTTAACTGTGCAGCTAAAACTAATAAAGAAAAAGTAGCACAATTATACGCTAATGCTCCTTCAGAAGTATTTGTTAGCGGATTAGGTATACCATATTTAAACGGAATGGTTACTCTTAGTAATGATACAGGTATTCCTAATGGTCTTGGATCTGTAATTAAACTTCCAGAGATACAAGAATATCAAAACTTATTTTATAAGCAAGATGGATGCACAGTAGATTTTTGGGTTTATATGCCTAATTTACTAACCTCAACAGTCAACTTCCAGAATAATTCATATTGGGGAACATCTACATTACACAGGGTAGTGTTTGCTTGTGAGAACACAGGAGGCGATAATAAAAACGAAAATGCTGCTTTTGCTCAAGTAAACTATGATGTAGATACTGTGAGAGGTTTAGTGTGTGGATTTACTAGAGATAGACAGATAGTAAGTAATTTAACTCCAAGTTCAGATAGTGCTGCAAATCCTGTGAGTGCGTCCAGTATACATTTCTATATTGCTCCTACCAGATCTATAAATGGATCTGATGTCGCATTTATACGGGATACTGTTACTGTTGATTGTGCATCCCCCACATATAAAACTTTAAAATGCTCAGTTCCACTAGACTATGTTGTTAGTGGTAAAAAGTTTGGAGATGCCTCAGGAGCATTTATGCACGTTGCAGTAGTAACTGCTCCAAAGGATAATCAAGTTAAAATTTATCTTGATGGAATTTTAATGACTACATCAAGTATACCTGAAGTATTCGGTGTAGATCCATTTACTGCACCAAGACTTCCATCGTTCGCACAAAGCAATAGCTTTGAATACACCCTAAGCTCTACAGGATTAGCCATTTTTGCAGATGGACCTACCGTAAGTAGTTTCACACCTTGGATAATAGGCGGAGGCTATACGGATGGCGCAGCCTCATTAGGAGGATTTATGGGTCAAGATTCAGGTATAGAAAGTGGATTAAAGGGGCACGTTGGTAGTTTTAAATTCTACTCTAGATCACTAAATAATGATGAAGTGTTATACAATTATAACAATCAGTCTCCCTTCTTTAAGAATATACAAATATAATGGCTGTTACAGTTTACGGAAAACTCACATCTAATAAAATTAAAAATGACATTAAAGTCATAGAACCCAAAACCTATGGTTTAAGATACCCAATAGGTAGTGGTAGGGGTTATTTCTCCAAACAAACTGGGGATGCATTAATAAGAGGTAATTTAACTCAGATTCTTAAAACTGAAACAGGTGAAAGAGTTATGTTACCAAACTATGGATGTAACTTAAAAAAATACCTATTTGATCCACTAGATGAAAATACTTTTAATTCTATTAAAAAAGAAATAATTACATCTATAACAAGATATCTTCCTTCTGTAGAGATAGTAACATTAAGAGTTGTTAGTTCTAATGAAGTTAATTTAGAGGGAGTATCTGCAATTTTAATAACTTTAGTTGTAAGATTAAAAGATTCTCCAAATTCTCTAATAGAGACTACAATAAATATAGGATAGTTAAATGGTTTTTACAGGACAAGTAACCTCAGATTTTTTAAAGTTAGTAAATATACCAGATGATAAAAAATCTGAGTTTATTGATTTTGCTGCAACCGATTTCATTACCTTTAGAGATAGATTAATAGAATATGTCAAAGCAGTCTATCCATTAGAGTATCAAAACTTTGTAGAGTCTGACTTAGGCATGATGTTGATCGAGTTAGCTGCATACTGTGCAGCAGTCAACTCATTAAAAGCAGATATGTTAGCCCAAGAGGCTTATTTAAAAACTGCCAAGAATAGAAATAACGTCAAAAAGCTATTAGAGCTTATCGGTGTAAAGATGAAGGGTCCAATAGGAGCTTCTGCTAATGCTAAATTAACACTCAATACACCTTCATTAGTTAATACAATTACAATACCTGCTAATCAAAGAACTGTAACCATTTCTTCTCCTGAAGATGGAGGACAGCTAAACTATACACTTTATAAAGTAGTAAATGGAAATATTGCTGACATAAGCTCAGATGCATCATTATCATTAGGAGTTTCAGAGAGCGATTCTTCTACTAGCTCAGTATGGACTAACTTAGCATACTTAGAAGGATCATTAGTAGTAGAATCAGGAAGCTTTACAGATTCACAAACAATTAAAAGAATATTATTATCACAAAGTCCTGTTATTCAAAACAGTGTTCAAGTTTACATAACTGATGGTGCCAGTCTTTCTGGTGCTTGGAGATATGTTGACAGCTTATTCTTTGCTTCAGGAGCAGGAGATAATATATTTGAAGTTAATTATGATGACAACCTAAATGCTACCGTAACATTTGGTGATGGTATTCTTGGAAGCTCCCCCGGAGTAAATACTTCATACGTTGTTACTTATAGAGTAGGTGGTGGAACTAGAGGAAACTTACAGTCTGAAGTTATAAATACATCTATAACAATACCAGAAGGGTATACTGGAATAGTAGAAAATATTTCTATTGCTACTGGTGGTCAGGATGCTGAATCTGTAGAGCACGCAAAGAAATATGCCCCTTATACTTTCAAGCAGCAAGATAGATTAGTAACTCTAGAGGACTTTACATCGTTTGCTAACACCTATGTCACTTCTGTAGGAGCTACAGGTAAGGCTAGAGCAGTAACAAGAACTGCTCATGGCTCTGCTAATATCGTGGATATTTATTTACTACAGAGAGCATCTAACACCCAACTCCAACAAGCTACTAACGCATTTAAATTAGATCTTCTACAAGCTATAGAGCCTAAGAGGCTGATGAATACAAAAGTTGTAATTGTAGATGGATTGATTAGAACTTTAGACTTAGTAATGACTGTTAGAATAGATAGAGAGCTTAAGCCAAAAGAAGAAATAATAAAGGGTAAAGTTCAAGAAGAGTTGCTTAATTTCTTCAATGTAGATAATTTTGATTTTGGAAAATCATTAAATATATCAGAACTAAATAGAACAATTTTTAAGATAGATGAAGTTAGATTTTGCACTGTAGATAATTTAGATTCTGACATATTAGTTGAAATGAATGAAATTATTCAACTAAATAACTTTACAATTAATATGGTATACGTTTAATGGCTCAAAATTATTTCAAACACAATAAAGTAGAAGTCTTTGAAATAATAACTCCTCGATTCTATTTAGATGATGAGGTTATTTCTTCAGGTATATCAATCAAGTTAGAAGATCAGTTAGTAAATACTCATTTACTATTAGCAAAAAACATATCAAGTATAATAAATGTTTCTGCTACTACTAACTACTCTTCGATCAATACCTTATCAGGTATATATCCTTTCTTTATTCCTCAAAATAAGTTAACTAGTATTACACCATTTGGTTTTGAGGACGAAATTCTGGTGCCGCTCGGGCAAAACTTTGGGAACTTCGCTACCAGTGCTGCTTTTAAACAGTACTTGAGCGGCACCTTTTTACCTAATTCCAGATTAAATACACCTGTATCGGGACTACAACCTACAGCGTCTGGAACGCACGAATACTTAATAGATAGACTAGGATGGTTCTATTTATTGAACTTTAGTGCTACTAATTACTCTCCATCCTCATATGTTTTAGATAAGTTAACAGAACTATATTATGGTAAGTCTTTAACTTTAGTTGATGGTATAAAAGGATTAGAGACATACCTTTGGTATAACTATGGTGCTTGTTCTGTGCTTCAAAACTTAGGCTTAGTTCCTCAAACATTCTTATCTGGAACTACAGCGTATACTAGTGGAACACAACAACTAAATAAACTACTTACTTTAACAGAAGTAGTTTACTCTGATGATTATCTAAATTCCGATAGCACCTATATCAAAGATGCTTTTGAGGATTATGTATCTTCAGAAAGCATATTGGAAAACTATGAAAGCAAAGGACCGTTATTTAAGTTCCTGAAAGCCTTATCATATTTACAGCATGATATAGATAATGAAATAGCTAAATTAGAAACTTTATATGACATAGATAAATGTCCTGAAGAGTATCTTCCCTATCTTGCTCAACTCTTAGGATGGCATCTATTTGGTTATGATACAAATAGATGGAGATTACAACTTAAGAATGCGGTTCGTATTTACAAAGCTAAGGGAACAAAGAGATCGCTTCAGTTAGCACTTGATTCAATATTCTCAGAAAGTTTCATGAATCTTTCTGGAAGCATATTAGAGCTTCATGAGTCTTACATACCAAACTTAATTTACTATGCGCTGGCTACTGAATCTGATTTATTCAAGAGTTTTGATACTTGGACAGTAACATTAGCCAGATCATTAGGCGTTAATGACTACTCTACAAAAAGTCTAGATCAAAATATTCGTTATGCCGTAGACTATATATTATTAGATATAGCAGCAAGATTTACAGATAATTTTAAACTAGGTAATAGCACTTGGAATCTAAATGATCCTAATTTTAGATTTAGTTATAGAGATAGAGTATTCCCTATTCCTCCTTTTGAGGAAGTAAACTATTACAAAGATGTAGAGATTACATCTGACATGATTGATGTTATAATTGACAGGATTTCATGTTTCAATGTATCTAAATCCTTTGTTGATGAGTTAAAGAACTTTATTCTTTTTTACACGCTAGAATCAGAAGATTATATTCATGTTGACAATAGATGGTTATTTTTTTATTCAGGATTACAAACTCCTCCTAATTATAATACTATCTTATCTAACTATGAGAACAGCAGAATAGATTATTTAGGTTTGTGGAGTGCTGACTCATCTCATTTCAATTTAGATTTATTTTCATCTTCATTTATTTATGATAATAGATCACTAGTCACTAGTTCTACACTTGCTTTGCAAGAAGCAATTAGAGCCGTAACCCTATTTACTCCAGCACACTCAATTCCAGATATAAATTTAATTACAGATGAAAATGATTATGCTGACTATACTGAAAAACAAAATTTAGAACTTAACTACTCATTAATTGAGTATTTCCCCGGATCGGGTGTTGTTCCGGGATTCTATTCTTCTGGCTTAAATATGTCCTCCTTAGGAAGGACATTTGGAAGAAACGTAGTAAACGATTTTAATGATGCAGTAATGTCTGCGTCCAGCTTTATAGCTAATTTACCTAGAAATAGTATAAGAAGAAGATCGTTACATTATGTGCTTCCAAGAGAGGAGTTATACACTAGAACAGGATTTAATGCTCCCCTGTCTTTACAGCCTTCCACTACAGAGCATTCTCTATCTAATTTAGGCTACCTGCCTCTTGGATATATCCCTTCGGCTAATGCTTTCGTAGAGATCCCTGTAATAAGCTCAATCCCTGCCATATACTCCAAGTGTGAAAATCTAAATTCTTCATCAGTATACAGTGGAGTTACGGTAAGTACAACTTATCCTTCTAGAGGATTGAGTACTATAGAGTTATCCAGCACTATAAAAAATGTATTAAGAAATGATACTAATAGAATTTTCTATTTGATACATGAAATATTGTACAATAGAGAGATAGATTATTGGGAAAATTACTTAGACACCTCTGCTGGATGGACATTGTACGGATCTGCTACTTATTACAAAGATGTCCCTACAAGTTTAGCTAATTCTAGCTTCTCTATTTCTTCTTATTCTCAATATGAAGATTTTAAATTTGGAAGAGGAGTACATAAAATCTATAATGCATGGTCAAAGATATTCGGAAGACACGTTATAAATAAAAAATCTTTAGAGCTTAGTGGGGGTAAAGATATATTCTCTCATGTATACGGATCTGTGGTTTACAACTCTAAATTTGATAAATTTGGTTCTGCATTATACTTAGACCCATCAATAGTTGCATCTTCTTTTAATGAGGGATCAGCTATAAATTATAATAGTGGATCAGGATTAATGAGCTTGTACGGAGGTTCTGCATATGGAACTTATATAGTTTCTACAGGAGTATGCTTTGGTCCTGAATTTAGAAATAAAGATATACTAGACAATGTAGAGTTAGTTCACACTTCTGGTGCATCACAGTATAATCAATTTAATTATTATTTGATTAGTAATAAAAAGAAGTCCGCTGGGTATTCTTTATTTCCTATAGAAAATGCGTTTATAAAACAAAAAGCTGTAAACGGTTTTCCAAGAATGATTTATCATCTTAGTTCAAATTCTAACATTTTAATACCTGAACATGAGTTTGAACTGAATGTTAAATACTTTGCTGGATTTGAAACAGGTGAAAATATGGGTGGTGGGTCTATTGGAGTATGGATTCATACAGAGCCACAAAATGGTATGGTATGGACGTTGAATACTCAAGGTAAATGGGAACTATATACTTTGCCAACCACATTATCTTTTGGAAATATAGTGCCTTATGTACACACGCATACACAGCAATTTAGAGAAGTACCATTAGAATATGTAAGCGGTTATGCTGGTCAATGCTATAATGAAGAATTACAATCAGCTTCTAGACTTACTCTAGAAAATCTCCAAGAACAATTGTTTGACACTTTAACTATAAAATTTAATACCAAAAATCAAGTAATAGAGTTACCTCAAGTGTATTTTAAGGATTTTAATCAAGTTCACAAGACAAATCAGAACTATGTAATTGAAATTTTTAAGATACCACAAAATTCTAATAATGAGTATGTATTATTTGATGAAGTAAATTTAGTTGACTTGACTATGAAACAATATGCAGAAGAGTATACTCCTGAATTACTTCTTTATGCACTTCACTATATGAAAGATATTGCAAACGATAAGGCCAGTAGAAGAGTATTCATAACTTCTGGAACATATGGAACCTCTGGTGGAAGCAGGATAAATTATAGAGAGTCTCCTTTCTGGAATGGTGGAGCTACTAGTTCATTCATTTTATCTTCAATGGAGCTAGTAAACTAATGAGAGGCGTAGTTGAAATATATCAAGGAGATCTATTAATTTCTAGAGAAGAAAATCTAATAGTTGACTCTGGTTCAGAAGTACTCGCAGACATAATGACCGTTTCTCCTAGTTTAGCGAATATACCTACTGCTTCAGCTTTATTAGATACATCTAATTACACAATTTATGCACATTCAACTGGAAAAGATGCAGCAGCGTTCTTAACAAATTGTCACAGTTCTTCAATTTATAACTTGTCAGCAGTTAGTGCTTACCTTACTAGACTAACAGTTGAGGCTATAACATCTGGTTCTGTTGTATCTAGCTATATTCCTCAAAATAGTTTACCTAGCTATCCAGATCCATTAGACAGAACTTTAGAAACACTTTCTGACGATGTATATTCTCATTTACCTTCTTCAGTAGATGCACAACTAATTAGATCTTTTGGTCAAAATTTAAATGTTATTGGATTGTGGAGAGTAGGTCTTTCTGCAACTCCAATGTTTAGCTCATTAGATATTTCTTCTGCTGCATTGCTAGGATGTTATCCAGAACCCACTGGATATGGATTTAATAGAATTCGTCTAGTTTCTCCTAGTTCTACATTGATTGTTCAAAGAGCAACATATAACGGTAATATTAATTTTTATTCTGCTATGGATTGGAGAGGATATGTCAGAAAAAGGGAAGAATCTCAAAATGCTGCTGCGGCTTTAGCTCTTAGTGCTGAACCAAGCAATGTTAGTTCTTTAGGGGAAGTAACTTATAGGTTTTCTTTAGGATTAGATGATATTAGCTTAGTTAACCTATTTGGAGGAATAAATATACTAGGTCTTTGGTGTATAGACATAAATAAAACATTAAAAAATGGCTCAACCCCTCCATTTATATTTGATAGTTTACAGCCAAAAACAGAGTATAAATTATTTTGTAAAAAAGTATTTAATAGAAATTTAACTTATACAGTGGATTCTATTTCTGGGGCTGGATTAAATAGTCATCAAACTATAACCGTTATCTGGAGAATATATTTTATATGAAATTTGTAGGTGAAGTAGAAATAATAAAACAATATGACAATGGTCTTTGTCAGATTGTACATCAATCAACAAATGCTATTGCTGAAGGATTAGGGTACGGGCTTACTAATCTTTTTTCAGCTTATGGATCCAAGGATTTGGAAGACTATAATATTTCTTATTTTCAAGCAGGGGTAGGTAATTTATCTTCAAACTTTCCAACTGCATATACAAACAAATCTTTTCATACTTTAGCTTCTGCTTTACAAGCTTCAGATTATGGAAATGATAGTATTCAAGAAATTTCAGTATTAGACCATATTGTTTCTGTAGAAGGAAACTTTATATATCCTCCAACATATACAACTGCAAGTGCAGCATTTATTGGAGTTGATAGCAATAATAAATCAATAGTAAATCAAAATGGGTTCTCCACTAGAATAATCTTAGATAAGACTATGGCTAATGGTAAAAGTATATCTGAAATAGGACTATTTATGGATAATCCAGATGGATACCCAAATAAGAAACAACCTATTCTTATTGCATATAAATCTTTTGAACCTATTCAAAAAAACTCCGATTTTGATTTAATTATTCTTTGGAAAATTTCAGTAAAAGATATTGAAAATGGTAATATAGGATTTATTGGTCCAAGTACTAAGAAATTTTATTATTTTGAATTTACTAGTGGATTAGGTGATATAAAGACAGGCACATATCAGGGTGATTTTGTCGAATTTGGTATACCTTCTTCATACAATTATGAGGGTGCCCCACTAGTAGTAGCATTTCACAGTTTAGGAAGCAATCAAAGTCAATGGAGATTTCCTTCATCATATAGAGAAGGAACGCCTCCAAGAGGACCATCTTCTTTATATGACAATGTTCTTGATCGAGGATGTTTTTATTTAGCTGTACACGGGGCTATAGGAACTAACTCAGCAACATTATCAAATTATGGGTTTTTTGGATCTGACGGAAGCTCCTTATCAAATTCTCAACTGGTTAGTTATCAGTCAGAAGTAAGTGCTCTTTATAATCATGGGGGAGATGTTTTAAGAAACTGGAATAGTAAGCAAACATTCGATAGTTTCTATAAAATATTACAGTATTTTGTAAATCATTATCCTATAGATAAGAGAAGAATATATTTCTTTGGATTCTCAATGGGTGGGGGATGTGCAACGAGTTATGCATCTAGAATGATTGATGGCTCTCCTAGTGCATTACATCCTGCTGGAGTAGTTGCTCTAGCTCCTGCTCTAAATATTAAAAAAGTATGGTGGACTGGAGCACCAAGTTCGATTGGCTCTACTCCTTATTGGCCTATACCTGATTTTAATAATAATTTAAAAACTGTTGCATATCCAATTTTATATTGGACTGCTGGATCAGGAAATCCAGACGCTATATCAGATTTTTATGCTAAAAACAAGGTAGCTGGACCTTTATGGTCTACTATATCATCTTTAACACTAAGTGATGTACCTTTAGCATTTTATGAAAATCATAGTGTAGACTATAGCTTAGTAACAAGCTCAGACTTTAGCTTTTCAAGCTGTACATTTTATAATTTAAGACATATACCATATTACTTACAGTATTCTAATGATGATATCGTAGGTGGTGGAGTTGGTGGATTCTTAGAAGAGCCATGTAGGATACTAGTATCCGCAGTCTTAGATACAGGTATTCATCCAAATTATAAATTCATGTATTCATCTTTAGCAGATATATCATCTTTGATGATAAATACATACAATGTTACCTTAACTGGAACTCAAGCTATTGAATCACATCAACTATATGC